TGCCACAAGCCAAAAGCTCCTGGTCGGCGCCCCATTGGGCGGCGCTAACAACAAGAACTTCAACGTCTACTCCTTCAGGATGCTCGTTTAAGTACTCGTTAATCCATTGCAGCGCCAACTCCGGCGGAGGGGTGATGGGGTGTTGGTCAGTCATCGATAGTCTCCAGTTCTTCTGGTGGGGTGATGGGATGTTGTGTCATTACATAAAAGTTTTTATGTTAGGTACGCAAGCTAGTCGTACCAGTGGATTTGGAGTTGATGGCCCAAGCGTGAGACGCCTCAAGGACGCACAGGGGCTTGGGCTCTATCAGCCCGATGCTAGGCAGAGCGGGAACTTTTCTATTGTTGCACACCTAAGGCTTCTGGCTGGTACTGCGTGAGCACGCAGACGTCAGCGCCTTGCTTAAGAGCCGTCCCAACGATGTAGGCGAACTGCTTTGGGGCGTCGTCCGACTCCTCGATCTGGTACTCCTCCACCTCGTAGGCCATGCCCTTGCGGTACCAAGAGACCCGGACCACGGCGAGCAGCTCGTAGGGAATGTCGCCGACGGTGTACCCCAGGGTGGGCTTCCTGGGGCGCTTCGGCTGGGGCGGTTCCGACTTCACGGGATCTCTCCAAAACACCCACGCGGCAACCCGCATGAGCCCTACGAAAAAGTTAGGCGGGGTGAACTGTCCCATCAGTCCCACAGCCGTGCGGCTTCCTGCATCAGCTGCTCCAACTCTTCAGGAGTGCGTTCTTCCCTTGGGGAGGGTTCAAAAACCTGTCCTGTTATGCCAGATCCATTGGTATGACTGGGAAGTAAATCGGGACACGCAGTAGGGGTGTCCTCTTTTGCTCCAGCCTCCCCATCAAAAGAGGACACGCTTAGGGGCTGTCCTTTTTTACTTCCCAGTCCCTGACTGGGTTTTCCTAATTCAGGACACTTATTCACACACATATCACGCGAGAGAACAGCTTGGTACAAATTGGAAGGTCTGGCACCTGTAGAGGTCTGTCCAACCACCTCAACCAAGCCCCTTGAAGCGAGCCTCTGGAGCGCCTTACCGATTGCGGCCACACTTCCACCGCAGAGCGCGTCCGCAGCAAGGTCAGAGCGGCTCAGAGAGCGCGGATACGCAGCCCTAAGGCGCTGGAGCACCCTGTCGACGATGGAAGCCGGACTGGCGCTGTCGGTATCCAGCTCCACGTAGTCCGCCAGCGAGAAGGTGAGGTCGCTTTCGAGCTTCATCAGAAGCTTGGAGCCATCCCGGCCAGCCCTGGACTTCTCCACGGTGATGAGGCGAGCGTTGTAGCCGGTCTGCTCGACCTGCTTTTTGTCCGGCCTCCGCAGCCCCCACACCTCATCCACAGCGTCCCGAATGGCAGTGGAACCCCGGAACCCGCCGGTCTTGTTGGCGTGGTGGATCAGCAGGATGGTGCAAGCGGGGAACATCCGCCCGTTGTTGTTCGCCAGCCAGTAGATCGGGCTCGCAAACTCTTTCTTGTTTTCGTCGAACGCCGACCCTCTGCTGCAGCCAGTGATCGAATCGATGATCACCAGCTTCGGCTGGTGCTTCTCGATCAACTTGACGAAGCGGTAGTACCAGTTCAGGTCCCACCCCATTACCACGGTCACCGGATCCGACGGCTGGAACTCAAGGTCCCGCAGCTGCTGCTGAACCTGCACCTCTGACTGATCGCCATTGAGGATCAGCACCGGCCCAGATTCAACTGGAACGAGATCCCCCCGCACTGAGAATGGAATCCCACGGGCAACGTGCTTGGCGATGGTCCAGGCGGACATGGATTTGCCATCACCACCAGCGCCGTGGATCATCACGGTCCCAGGGCAGGGCAGCAAATCCGGGATCAGGTACTCGAACTTCAGATCCTTATTCAGCAGGTTGTCCATCGCCATTTCGTCATCCTGCTGCTCGAACTGCATCTGGGCGATCAACAACCGCTCCAGAGCCCCAGCGTCTCGATAACCGCCTTCTAACGCCAGCACGTTCATGGCGTGGGCAGCTTCAGCCGGGTTTTGAATCTGCTGGATCTCTTTTGCCCGCTTGATCAGTTCAGGAAAGCTGATCTGGATCTGCCGAATCCTGATGATGTTGTCGGCCTCAACCTTCTCAACAACCTTCCGCAGATCCTCCGAAAGCCACATGCGAGCGGGCAACTGCTGATCCGCCATCCAGAACAGCGTCCCAAGGCTGACTGGCCCCTTTCGAAAGGACTTCCACACGTCCTCACAGGGATTGCCTTCAGACCATTCCTGTGAAAATTCGGGATCTTCCGCAGACCAAGCTGACCAAAGCGTTAGCCCTAGGTCAGTCGGTAACTCCGAGTGGATCGCCATCCCCACCTTCACCCAGTGATCCCGGCTGCCGCTGCCTTGACCGGGAATCACCTTCAGCGCCGACTGGATGATCTCAGCCACCTCAGCTGGATCCCTATCCGAGAAATCCAGCGCCCGGCGGTTCTTGATGAAGCCACCGTCCTGGATTTCCTTACCGGCGTGATCGCGCATCTCCGCCAGCAACCACTCAGGCGCATCAGGAATCGCCTCCAGGTCGCCTTCAAAGCCGTAGTAGCCCTCTGGAGCCTTCCCATCACTGGAGCCCGGATAAGCCCCGTAGATGACGCCCTGACGGCCCCAGAGCACCTCGTAACCAGCGCCGGTATCCGACAGCCCAAAACCCTTCACCGAGCCCCACAGAGCCTCAGGAACGCGGAAGAGGTACTTAGCGGCGTTCTGCTTCGTCGACGTAACGACTGGAGCACCCTCCAGCGACTCGCCCCACTTCTTTTTGAGACGGCTGAGATTCCGATCCACATCGAGAATCACGAGTCCCATGCTGCGACCGCCGGTGAATACACCGACTGCTTGGAACACATCCGGCTTCCGCTCGATCTGGAGCGCCACATCCGACGGCGCCATCACCTGATGGTGACTGCGCTCTAGTGGGGTCTTGCCTTTCGAGATTTTCCCGGACTGGATCGCCTGGTCCTTGGCATAAATCGGCGCATACGCCAGTCCAACAGGCAGCTGGCGCACAAAGGCCAGCAAGTCCTGCGTCTTACTTTGCGACATGTTAGAGTCTCACACGAGAATGTTCACCACGCCCCCGCAGCTCAGCTGTAGGGGCGTTTTTGTACGGTAGCGCCTCCAGTCAACCCGTGTTACTGTGTAAGGCGTTGGCACTCCAGCCGACCACACCAAACACCTAGACCATGGCATTTCTCAGCAAAACCGCCTCAGCAGCAGTCACCTCCAACAGCACCGGCGGCGGCTACCTCAGCCTCAGCAAACTTCCTGATGGTGGCTCCGTCCGATTCGCCCTACTCACTGACGAACCTCTGGAGTTCTACGAGTCTTGGGGTGCTGCTAACGGCGTCAACAAGCCCTTCCGCTTTGATTTCGAGCCCACCTACGAGGACGTGGTTGCCGAAATGGGCGACTTCGAGCCCCGCGAAGGACGCGGCGGCCCTGGAACAGCAGACGTGAAGTTTGCCATCGCCTGCCCGGTCTACAACTACGAGTCCGGCAAGGTCCAAGTCCTGCAGATCACCCAAAAGTCGATCCTCAAGGAAATCGACCAGATCTCCCAGATGGAGGACTACGCCGAACTGCTGGAGTGGGACTTCACCATCGGTAAAAAAGGCAGCGGCCTTACCACCGAGTACACCGTCCGCCCCGTCCCCCGCAAAAAAGGCAGCCAAGAGCACATCGACGCCGCTTGGATCGAGGCCAAATCCGAAGGCTTCGACATCACCCGCCTGCTGACTGGTGGCAACCCCTTTAAAGCGGCTTGATCCGTTACTTGTGAATTTTGTGCCCCCTTTATCGGGGGCTTTTTACTCATGGAAAAAAAGCCTTACCAGTGTTTGTACTTAGTCAAGTACAAAGAAACAAATCTAGTAAAAATAGGTGTCAGTAATAACTGGTATGAAAGAGCTAAAGCTTTACAAGCGGGCATAAAAACAACCCCATTAGCTGTTGTGCTTACTGTAAATAATATAGAAGCCGAAAAAGAGCTACACAAAAAATTTGATGAGTACCGTCTTCCCGGCTCCGAGTATTTTTTCTTTGACCAAGAACTACTGGGGCAAGCTGTAGCTGAGGCATTTAAACATGGTTATACTTTAGCGGATTGGCGCAAATATCCTCCGCGACCTCCTTGCCCTGAACTAGCTTTACTTGAACAGGATTTTGTAGAAGTAACAGCTACTCTACAGTATCAAATTTTTCGTCAGCTACGTTTACAATATCGGCAAAAATTTACTTGCATTTTAGAACATTTAAATAAAGTATGGCCTCAAGATGTAGTTAGGTATTTTACTGTACACTTAGATATACAGGTACAAAAAAGAAAGCTTAAGTCGAATGATATGTGGACAAAAGATTGGGCTTTAAGGCTTGAAGTAATAGAAGATTACGTAGTTAATTTATTTAGATTTATTCGTGTCTATACTTACAAAGATTTATCTTCTCATAAAGTTTTTAAGCCTGAGTCTTTTATATACACTACACTCAAATCTTGTACTCCTATAGCGTACGAAAAACTACCTTTACTGGCACGAATAATTATCGAAAGAACTTGGCACGGGTACGATTTGTATCAAAGCCTGCTTTCTGTACAGGCACAGAGACAAAAGCAAGACAGGTACTGGTTCCAGCATTATTTAGAGTCTTACGGTCCTCTTTACTACAATAAAAATGCTTTGTTGCCAATACCTGTATTTACGACTAAGCTATAGATGGGAAATAGTACCTACATGGCCTCCAATACGCAAGACACACTGGCATCACTGCGTAAATGGAGGCTGGAACAAGACAATTCAGGCCCCTTCCGGGTCTACCGGGACATCAATAACAACATTTACCATAGTGTTACACACATCCTAAAGGAAACTAGCGACAAAACCGGACTGGAGCGCTGGGAAGCCCGCTTGGGACCCGTCGAGGCAAGCTGCCAGCGGAATGTTGCAGCAACCCGAGGCAACATGGCCCACGGTCAAGCGGAATACCTGCTGAAGTGCTCTATGCAGCTGGCACGCTCAGCCGCCAACAAGCGCAACTCCATTCACTGGGACGATCAAGGACTCGCACGCATCCCCAAGCCAATCACAAAGTGGGCCATCAATCGCGTTAGACCGAACGTACCCCGAGTCGGCTGGAGCGCAGCAGGCTACGCACGCGGTCTATGTGACTGGATCACCGAAAACGTAACTGAAATTTTTGCATCGGAGTTTTCTATACATCATCCCGCAGGATTTGCGGGAACTTGTGATGCATTAGTAGGAGTAAAAAACAGCGATTTAGTTCTCATGGATTGGAAAACTAGCGTCTCCAGAAAAACTAAAACCGACGATGAAGGACTGGAACGTCTACCTCCCGGCCATACTTACATCGACCAATGTGGCGCTTATTCCTTAGGCTTAAAATATATGACAGGCTTGAAACCCACTGGAGCAGCTGTGGTTTTAGCCCGCCGCTGCGGCAAACCTAACGTCCATTGGATGACACTTAGCGAGCTAGAAGAGGCCGAGCAGTCTTTCCTGGAACGCTGCCACCGTTACTTCGAGCAACTCCATTCAAGCCTCACGGATCCCATTCAAGTCTCGGCCTAACGGCCTCGACGGAAACCCATTCAGGACTGGAACGCCATTCAAGTATTGTTTCGGCCATTCATAGCCTCAATACCTGGCACGTAGTGCTTGTACTGCCAATACCTAGGGCGTCTTGTGGTGCGTCTCGTGAGTCTCACTGAGAATGGGAATGAGAACCGTTCTCAAGGCAAGGGCAGCAAAAAAGCTCCCAGGGCGGGAGCTTGGAGCGTATCAGTCAACCGGGCGAACCCAGCGCCACCTTTCGTTGGGGCAGTATCGCTGCCACGCGGCGAGTTTTGCCCAGGCTTCGGACTCTGTGGTTGCTGGTGCACTGGTGTGATCCTGCCAGAGCTGGCCGGGTGCTTTGTACTGGATCCGGTAGAGGTTTTTCATTTGGTGGAACGGGTACGGGGTTTGTAACTGGCGCGAGGTTTGCCGGCATCGGCGCGTGGCTTGCGTGGGGCACCTGGCGGCTTGCGTGTCGTCGGTGTTGTGCGCGCTTTTTTCGCACTTAATTTCAGACCGGTGGGCACCAGATCACTGGGGCAGGGCTCGCCACCATTGAGCAGCTGGCATTGATTCCAGTATGGGATGACGGACTCCCAAAGCTCCCGGATTCCCTCTTTACCGTGCAACTGGTGCAGGCGCATCAGGTCGCGCCACTCGATCTCGGACAGCGTGGATCGTTCGGCGCAATACCGCAGATCCCGTAGCGCCCGCTTCTCCTGGCGCGTCATCTCGCGTTCTTGCTCGCGCTGATCGCGGGCAAGCTGTTGGCGTTCTTTCTGACTGGTGAACATAGGCTGGGCTTGCCGTACCCTGCGACATTAACACCAAGGGCAAGCGGCGCCGACCGTTTGAAAAACTGTAACAGTAAGGGCAGATACGGCTGGCGCCGGTGCCATGCTTGGGGCTGATCACCGATACGCCCACCCATGGCACTGATCATCAGAACCACCGAACCCAGCGCCACCTTTCGCGTTACCTACGAAACCGTGACGGCAGAATCGGCCGAGCAGGGAGACTGCGCTGATTGCGGCTGGCTGGCTTGGAACGGCAGCCCCTGCGATGAGTATCACGAGTCTGTGTGGGACCTCCGGGACCTTACCGACCGCCTGGCAGGTTGCTACGCGGAGGGTGACGGCGATACGGTTCCCCGCTGGGTAACGCTGGATCCGCAGTCAGACTTCTGGCTCTCCCCCTTCTGGCGTGATCTGGCAGGTGAGGATGCCCTTAGCGTTACGGCTTCGGTGCATCGGCCGGATTGGATCACCGATTCCAGCTGGCTCAGAGTCTGCCGGATGCTCGGCTGGCGTTCTGGCCGCTGATGCTGTAATGTATTTCACGAGACCCAACCCATAGGCTCACACAATGACCCGTTACACCACTGAACAGCTGGCATCGTTCCCCTGGATCGTCAGCACTGATACGTTGCGCACCGAGGATTTGCTCGTGCGTTACTGGCAAACCGCCGAACAGCTAGGCGCCGACCTTTGCACTGTCCTACCGGCATTGCAGCATCTGGTGGGAGAGGATTCCAAGGAAGCTGATTGGGACGACGACATGGCTTGCGGTTGCCTGCTGCAGCTTGGCGACATCCTGCAGGATCTGGCGCCTAGTGGCTTTTACTTTGGTGCGTCAGAGGGTGATGGCGCGTGCTTCGGCTTCTGGCTCGATAACAGCTGGCGCGAAGTGTTGGAGCATTGCGGCTGTGCTTTCGATTCTGACCCCGAAGCGGTAACCGTTACGGTTCAGGAGTTACTGGCTGCCGGCGTCGATCCTGACACCTACGAAGACCTTTACCAGGGAGAGGCGGAAGGCTACAACGAGACGGAGGCCGGGGCAGACTATGCCGCTCAGCTGGCAGAAGATGCAGGCATGATCCAAGCCACAGCCCAGTGGCCCCATACGTGCATCGACTGGGAAGAAGCCTGGCGCGAGCTTGAACTGGGCGACGGTTACTGGCTGCAACGGATCAACGGCGCCCAGTGGGCAGTCTTCCGCTCTGCTTGACTGGCACCCCCACCGACTAACGGCCCGGCCACTGTGCCGGGCTTTTTGCTGCGCGGCCTGCGGCCGCTTGCAAGGTTAGAGCTTAAGATTGAAGCAAACAGGCGGGAGATCTTAACAGTGAGCGACGCACCGGAAGCTAACAGCGAAGCACCGGAGATTGCGCCGGAAGCTGTAGACAATAAGCCGCACCCATACGGTCGGCGCAATCCTGACGCTTGGATCGAAGAGCGGCAGCGGCGTTTGTTTCTCAAACAGCTGAGCGGTCAGAGTGCACGGGCTTTGGTGTATGAACACGCGACACGTGAAGGTGTAAGCGTAAGTACCGCTTGGCGCGACTACGCAGTTGTGCAGAGCTGGAATGAGTCGGATTGGCAAACAGAAAGAGACAAAACGGTCTCACGCATCCAGCAGATGCGTCTTCGCTGCATCGATGGCGCGATCCGGGCAAAGCAGTTTGGCACCGCTCAGCTGTTGCTACGTGACCTGGGTGCGGTCGTTGGTGAGGTTGCACCGGAAGCTGCAGCCGCTGCAGCACCGCGCTTGGAGATCACCGTGGAAGACAAGCGCCAGGCTTGACGCCTGCGGCTGTTGTGCTACAATACGGGAGCAAGCGAACCCAGCTTCCCATGACCAACACAGAACGCGGCTTCATCGGCTATCTGCTGGCATCTGGCGCCATCGTGGCCGCCCTCGTCGCTATGGGTTTTGATAATCATTCCCAGCTGGCACGCTGCGAGTCTGCCGGCCGATCGGCGGCTGAGTGCCGTCTGTTGGTGCTCGGCAGATAAGCATTGCTAATGTTACACTGTGTGACAGTAGGCCGCACTGCGCGGCTCTGCTGTGCTACAGTACGAGAGCACACAGCCACCACCCATGGCAACCGCCACCACTTGCGCCGCTCTCCTGCTGGCGCTGATCCTGCTCCCCCTGCTGATCCTGCTTTGGGCCAGTGAGTCTCGCCAGCAACGCGCCAGGCGTTGGCGCCGCGCTGGTTTGACGCAGCAAGCCATCGCCGACCGCCTCGGCTGCTCGCGAACCACGGTGCGACGGCTGCTCGCGGCATAGTACAACTGCACTAGGGGGGTAGGGTTCGGCGCTGCCTGCGGCGGGACGCCACCCAGGGAACCTACTGACACATTCTCAAATCCTTCTTCTGTACTACACCGGGGCAGGGGTTCGATTCCTGTAATACCCTAGAAAGTACCCCCATACATAAAAATGCCAGATTCTGCTGGAGCACTCACCCTTCGCTACGCCCAAGGCGAGGTGTTTTCCAGCCGAAAACGCTTCAGAGTATTGGTAGCTGGCCGACGATTCGGCAAAAGTTACCTGTCATGTATCGAGTTATTGCGTGGGGCGATCGAAAGGCCGGGCGAAACCTTTTTCTATGCCGCCCCTACATACCGGATGGCGAAAGACATTGCCTGGAAAGTCCTAAAACGACTGGTCCCGAAAGCCTGGATCAAGGCAAAGAACGAAACGGACCTCAAGATCGAGCTAGTGAACGGCTCGACGATCGAACTAAAGGGCACTGAAAACGCAATGGCCCTCCGAGGCCGAAGTCTGGCTGGAGTTGTCCTCGACGAAGCCGCGTTTATGGACGCGGAAGTCTGGTTCGAGGTCATCCGCCCCGCCCTCGCGGACAAACAAGGCTGGGCCCTCTTCATTTCCACCCCGGACGGCACCGCCAGCTGGTTCTACGAACTGTGGCAATACGCCGATAGCGGCGACAAGGACTGGAACCGCTGGCAATTCACGACGATTGACGGCGATAACGTTCCCCCGGAAGAAATCGAAGCTGCTCGCGCCCAACTCGACCCCCGCACCTTTCGCCAAGAGTTCGAGGCCAGCTTCGAGAATCTCAGCGGTCTCGTCGCAATCTCATTTGGCGACGACAACATCGACAAACAAGTCCAAGACCTCCCCGTCCTACCCCTCTTGCTTGGGGTGGACTTCAACGTGGACCCAATGAGCGCGGTCTGCGCAGTGAAAAAAGGCGATGTGCTCTGGGTCTTCGACGAAATCATCATGACCGGCGGCGCCACTACCTGGGACCTATGCGAAGAAATCCAATCCCGCTACGGCGTGGAGCGCCGCATCATCGCTTGCCCGGACCCCACAGGCGGCGCCCGCAAAACCAGCGGCGTTGGCGCCACCGACCACAACATCCTCCGCAAATCCGGCTTCACGGTATCCAGCCCCCGCAACCCCTGGAAAATCCGCGACAAGATCACCTGCGTCAACACCGCCCTCCTCGATGCGACTGGAACCCGCCGCCTTTTCATCCACCCCAAGTGCAAAGAACTGATCAAATCCCTCCGCACCTTGACCTATTCCCCTGGAACCGGCCTCCCCAACAAAAATCTTGGCGTAGACCACGCCTTCGACGCCTTGGGCTACCTATGCCTCCAAACCTTCAACCTTGCCAAACCAGAGAACCTTGGCAAGACCAACTATCGTGTGTGGTAACAGCGGTAATTTTGTGGCTAAAAAACCAACTAAAGCCCAGAAAAAGGTTGCCAAGGTCATGCGTGAGTACGGCAAAGGCGAACTCCACTCGGGCAGCAAAAAAGGCCCCGTAGTGAAGTCCCGCAAACAGGCAATCGCCATCGCCATGAGCGAAGCCGGCATGGCAAAACCCAAGAAAACCACCAAAAAAGGCAAGAAATAATGGCTAAACGCGGCCTTTACAGCAATATCGCTGCAAAACGCAAGCGCATCGCCGCCGGCAGCGGCGAAAAGATGCGCAAACCTGGTACAAAAGGTGCCCCCACCGCTGCTGCCTTCAAAGCAGCCGCCAAAACCGCTAAAAAACCCAAGAAATAGCCTCATTTTCTTTATACCGAGGCCGCCGATGTACCTACGTCACACCAGCTCCGTCACCACCCCTTACCCCTTCGGCACCTCTGCAGGCGGCGCCGCAGCTTCTGCTGGAGCAACCGACGCCTTCGGCCGTGTCCGTACATCTAACCCACTCACCCTTTTCGACTCCAGCCACCGTTACCACGACAACGGACTTTGGGCCACCTCTACCGCCACGGGCGGAACATCTACGTTTGACGCCAACGCCGGCCTCGTCAACCTCGCTGTAACCACCAGTTCCGGCTCCGAGGTCATCCGCGAAACCACCAAATGCTGCTCGTACCAGCCGGGTAAATCCCTGCTGGTGATGTCCACTTTTACGCTGAACCCTGCCAAAACCGGCCTCCGCCAGCGCGTCGGCTACTACGGCGCCGCCAACGGCATGTACCTCGAACTTGCCAACACCACCCTTTCCTTCGTCGAACGCAGTTCTTCCACCGGCTCCCTAGTCGAAACCCGCGTCGCCCAATCCGACTGGAACATCGACCCCCTCAACGGCACCGGCCCCTCCAACCTCACCCTCGACCCCACCAAATCCCAAATCCTGTGGATGGACATCGAGTGGCTGGGACTCGGCACCGTCCGCCTAGGTTTTGTTATTAACGGCAAATTTGTCCACTGCCACTCTTTCCACCACGCCAACATCATCACCTCTACCTATATCACCACCGCTTCCCTTCCACTCCGCTACGAAATCACAAACACCGCCGCGACCGCTAGCGCCAGCACCCTCAAACAAGTCTGCTCCACGGTCCTCTCCGAAGGCGGCTACGAACTACGCGGCCTCCAACAAGCCATCGGAACCGCAATTACTGCTCCTTATGCTCTAACTACTGCTGGCACTTACTACCCAGTTATTTCTTTACGCCTTAAGGCAGCCGCACTAGACGCAATCGTCATTCTTACCGCATTATCTATCCTTGGCGCCACAGCCAACGCCAACTACAACTGGCGCGTGATGGCTAACACCACCACTACAGGCGGCACTTGGACAAGCGCCGGAGCTGACTCCAGCGTCGAATACAACCTCACTGGAACAGCAACAACCGGCGGCCGCATCTTGGCCCAGGGCTACTTCAGCTCCACCAACCAAAGCACGGCATCTGTAGACATCCTCAAAGAAGCCCTATTCAAATTCCAACTGGAACGCGACGGCCTTACTGCAACCCCTTACGAACTAAGTCTTGTTGTTACAGCAAGTGTGTCTACGTCTAACGTACACGCATCAATGGACTGGGAGGAAATCAGCCGCTAATGGCCATCCAAACAGTAAACGGGGGCTGTATTCACATCGAAATTGATGCTGAAGACGGCCTCACCCATGCCACATTCGTCTTCAAATCACCCCAAAACCCCGAAATCCTCGGCGGTTTTGTCACCATGCTGGCCCAAGGCGTCGAAGTACTGGTACCAATCACCGACCCCGACGACGAGGAAGACGACGATGATTGATGCCAAAATAAGTACAAAGTAGGAGCCTAGCCGTGGTCTACAGCGCCAACGTCCCACCAACTGGAGCTGTAGTCAGCGAATCGCCATTCGTCCGCAGCCTCGAAGTCATCGGCATGATGCCGGACTGGAGCGTAATGGCTGCCGTTACCAACGGCACGAACTACTTGCGGGACATGAGCGAGACCTATCTCCCTCAGGAACCGCGTGAAGACGACGACGCCTACCAAACCCGCGTCGACCGCAGCGTCCTCAGCCCTTACACCAGCCGCCTGATCGAGACCGCCGCTGGCGCCATCCTCCGCAAGCCCATCCACATCGAGGGCGACCCCTACTGGCTGGAGCTTGCGCAAAACATCGACGGGCTTGGCTCGAACATCAACGAATACGCCCGCCGTGCACTGGTAAGCAGTCTTACCTACGGCCACAGCGCCATTTTGGTGGATTACCCGGCAGCGAGCGCAGCCCGGAATCTGGCCGAAGAACGTGCCATGGGCCGCCGCCCCTACTTCGTGCACGTCGACGCCCCCCAGATCTGGGGCTGGCGCAAAGAGCCTGGCACCAACCGCCTACTGCAGGTCCGCATCCACGACTACGACGTCCGCCCGCTGAACGAGTTCGGCGAAGAGCAAGTCGAGGAAA